GGCAAGCACATCATCCTGCTCAAGCCTGGCGAGCAGCTACAACCTACGGCAATCCACGAACTCGGGCATGCCGTGTTCGAGCATTACGCTGCGCGTCTGCCTGAGCAACTGCGGAGTCGGATGGTGCAAGACTGGCGCAAGTGGGTGGACTCATTCCTCAAGGATGATCCAGCTACTGAGGTAGCCCGCCGCCGCATGGGCGCAAGCCGCGCTAGCTCGCCAAGTGTGCTGGGCAAGGCTGTGCGGGGTGAGCTTCCTGGCAGCTTGCGGCAGGCCCTGATGGAGGTGTGGCCTGACAACCCTGAAAAGGGCCGGGCATACATCGGGTATTTCACCGAGTTTGACGAGTACGCAGCGGAGCAATTCCTAAAGCGTGCAGAGCAGGACTTGGCCGAAGCCGTAGCGGCAGGTCGCCCACTCACCCCAGCCCAGCGACTGCTTGAGCATTTCCGTGCGCTTATCAAAGCGCTCAAGGGAATCTTTGATGACATGCGCAAGGCTGGGCACCTGAACGCCAGCGAGGGGTTTGTTGAGTTTCTGGACAAAGCTGCTAAGGGCGAACTGCAAGGGGCGCAAGGAGTAGAGCAGGGTAGGATGGCCTTCAGTGGTTCTCCCGCCCAGCCCAAGGTGCTGGATGCAATCGACACTAAGTACGGCACGGACACTATCGACACATCGGATGTGGCCGGGCGCATGCGCCAGAAGTACATCAAGAAGCTCCGCGCTGGCGCTGAGGCATGGCTCAAGGCTAACCCCCAAGACCCGGCTCGCCTCAAGACGCTGATGGACAACAAGCTCTTTGACTTCTCCACACCGGGACACGTACTCGCAGCGAGTGACGACCCGCTGGCGAAGATGTACGCTGCGCTGGTGGTTGAGGACGCCATGGGTGCAGGTGGTCGCCATGACACGGCGGCTATCCGCAAGTTCATGATTAGCCAAAGCATCATCGGCAACGGCCTGCTGGACTTCGACCGCGAGCTGCGTGCATGGTCGGTGGCTCAGCGCGGTATGGCTCGAACGGTTGCGGACTCCCTGACCAAGGGTGAGCTGGCTGACGCCTTCAACAAGGCGGTGTTCAGCGAAATCGAGAACCGCCTGCATGGTCGCCCGCTGACCCAGGACGGCAACGTCAAGCGAGCTGCTGACGCTATCGAGGCCGTGAAGGAGCGCGAGCGCCGGGCTCAGGTTGACAACAAGACACCGGGCTGGGGCGCACTGCCGACTACGGCTGTGGGCTACATCAACCACCGATTCAACGCTGCATCCCTCATGGCCCTGGAGCCCGAGGCACAGCGCGCCCTGGTGGAAGTCCTGCGCGGGCAGCTTGTGGAAATGAACGGCTTTGACGAAGCCTTTGCCGACCGCATTGCCAAGGTGTACGTGCAGCACGCTCGCACCAACGCCAACGCGGGGCACGAGATTCCTGGTAACATGCACGACCCTGCTGCGGCGCACTACGTTGAAGAAGCGATGCGGGCGCAGGGCATGAGCCGGGACGAGATTCAGCAGTACGCCAACAAGCTACGTGCTGGCGCTATGAGCCACACTAAGAAGCGCTTGAGGCTCGACCTCAGCGCCGAGTACATGCCTGGGCGGAAGCTCATGGAGCTGTATCACACGGACATTCCCTCCCTGGTCAAGGCGCAGGCTGAACGTGTGGGTGGCGAAGTGGCGCTGACGCAGACGGGCATCATGGGCTCGGCGGGCCTCAAGATGATTGAGGACGCTCTGAGCTTCAAGCCCGCAGGCATGAGCAACGAGGCCCACAAGAAGATGATGGAAGCCTTCCAGCAGACGGCTGCGGAAATGCTGGATCGTCCTTGGCGCAGCGAGAGCGGACAGGTGCAGTGGGCTAACCGGGCAATGCAGGCTAACACCCTGAGCAGCCTGGGCGGTATGGGCTTTGCCCAGTTGCAGGAAGGTGTGAACATCGGCCTTACCCTTGGCATCGGCCACGCAATGCGTTCGCTGGCCTCGGTGCCTCAACTCATTGGCGAAATCAAGCGCATGGCTAAGGGTGGGAAGGTGGAGAATAGCATCCTGCACAGCATGGAGCAATTCGGTGGTGGTGGTGAGTTCGGCATGTCTGACTACAAGATGGTACTCAAGCTGGATGACCCCAGCAAGGTGCACACCGCTGTGGGGCAGGACGGCATCAACATGCTTGACCGTGGCTTACGCCTCGGCGCCCGTGCCATGAGCGTGGTGTCCTTCCATCGTATGGCTACGGCTGTCCAAGTACGGAGCGCTGCTCTGGAGATTACGAGCAAGGCCCTGCGGTACATCAAGGAAGGCACTGACGACAAGGCGCTGGCGGACATGGGGTTTACTCCAGAAGTTCGGGCTGCTGTCAAGGCTGACATTGATAAGGCGGTGGTGTGGAATGGGGACTCTATCAAGAGCTTTGACATTACAAAGATCACCAACACTGAGGCCGCGAGTGCATTCGTTACGGCGGTGCACCGTGGTTCCCGTCAGATCATTCAGGGTTCGTTCGTGGGTGAGAAGCACCGCTGGCAGCATACCATGCTGGGGCGTATGGCTACTCAATTCCGCACGTTCCCGCTGGTAGCTATGGAGAAGCAACTGGGGCGCAACCGCGCTACCCACGGGGCTGCTGCTGTGCTTGGCATTGTGCTTGCCGCCCTCCCGTTCGTGATGGTTATCCAAGCTGGCCGCGTGCTGCTGGGCTCCATCGGGCGTGAGGACTCCGACAAGTACATCGACGAGCGTATGAGCCCAGAAGCTCTAACCCGCGCTAGCCTGAACTACATCGGCATCCTGGGCTTGATCCCTGATGTTGTGAACGGGCTGACGACCATGCTCCCGGACGAGGTTGACCAAGCCTTGGGCGGGGCTGCTGGCGGGCGCCAAGGGCAGAAGGGCCTGAGCGCTGTAGTCCCCATCGCAGGGTGGGGCGACAAGGTAGTCCGTGCTGCCACGAACGATGGTGCTAAGAAGGTGTCGCCGCTCCTGTCGGTAACGCCGCTCAACAACACCCCGCTGCTTGCACCACTGACGAACCTGCTACGGGCCTCCGTGCAGTGACAGAGCTGGCCCTACGGGGCTAGCTTCCTGTCAATATATAGAATATAGAAAGGACCACCCATGCCGCTATACGCGACCAACATTTGGGATAGCCCCGAGGGTAACACTCAGTTCGAGTTCAACTTCTCTGGCGGCTATCTCTCACCTAGCCACATCAAGGTGGTCAAAGAGAACAAAGCGACAAGGCAGAAAGAGGCCGTGCCGTTTCAGCTACTGAACCCATACACTGTGCAGCTAGCGGCGCCAGTGCCGGGGTTCAACCTCTGGATCTATCGGGACACCCCCGTTAACCTGCCGCTGGCAGACTTCACTGACGGGGCCTTTATCACAGAGCGTAACCTAGACCTTGCCACACAACAGGCAGTGTTTGCGGTGGCCGAACTGTACGACCGCGTGGCCCTTGGCCTTGTTGGGCAGGCGTTCAGTGGACACACTGAGGAGGAGACGGTAACAGCTACGGAAGGCCAGACGGTCTTCCCGGCCCCTTACCATTCCGGCGCGGACTTTGTAACCGTGTTCGTCAACCGCCTGCGGGTACACCCAGAAGATGTGGCGGACTCCGGTACGCACGCCGTAACGATCCCGCCACAGCGCGCAGGCGTGACGGTGACGGTTGAGGTGCTGCGGCTCACGCCAATCATCGACGGCGGCACTGGCCCCGCGCCACCTGAAAGCACAACGGCTGCAAACGTGGGCGCTGGCTTAGGCATCTTCCGGAACAAGGTGACCTCGACCCTGAATTTCAAGACACTGGTGGCTGGGCCTAACATCACGCTAACCCCTGCGGCTGACACGGTGACGATCACCGCTGCTGATACTGGCGGTGGCGCAGGGGCCAAGGAGCCCGTGTCCACTACCCTAGCCGGGTTCACCATGAACTCCCTCACCCCTAACGGGCGGGTGGAATTTGCGGACACGGCCCCTGACGGCTGGAACACTATACCAGGTAGCCAAGTGGTTGACTTCGAGGTCGTCAGCAACAACTACTTTGCGGCGAATCCTGACGGCCACGTAGCTATTGCCGGTCGCTGCGATGTGCCTGCACTCACCACAGTGGTCAGCGGGCAGGGCTTCGCGTTCGGCAAACTGACAGGCGACGGGGGCAACTCTGCGGACTACTTCCCGACCAGTCTTATCGAGACTTGGCGAGCGCCTAACGGCCTGCCCCAGCGCTGGCTGTATCCTAACACGGACGGCGGCCCTGGCAACTTGATGGCTGACGGTGGCCGGTACAGGTTCACCCTGACCACTACCCTGCACTACGACGGCACCCGGACCATCCGGTATCGCCGCCTCAAGTGGAACGCTACATGGCTGGCATGGGACGACGAGATTGACACCGGCGACGTACTGGACAACAACACTACCGCAGACCTGACTAAGGCTGGCCTAGCCTTCGGGCATGTGGGCAGCAGCAATCTGTCCGCGTGGTCCTTGGTGTTTAGCAACATCAAGGTGACATGGTGCGCCCCTGTAACTGCGGCTGATGGTCGCTCTTATCTGCCCCGTGCAGGTGGGAAGATCACAGGCGATGTGTGGATGGGCAGCAGTAAGTTCTACGTGTACTCCTCGGGCACCCCTGCTTCGTGGACACGGTTCGTGGACCGCATCGCAGGCGCTGACACAAAGCTACTGGTTACCCCCAACGCCACTTCCGGCACGGCAGCTATCCTGTTCGCCAATAGCGCCAACGTCAACCCCGGCTACCTCACCATTGGGGCCTACCCCGGGTACGCATCCATTCACACGGGTGTAGAGTCCGGTGGCACACGCCCGGCGGAGCTACGGTTCTCTTGGGACGGGGTTGCGGGTAACGCCATCATCGCCAAGTCCGGGGGTGTGTTCGCCCCAGGGGCTACGCTGCCGCTTGGCCGCAACACTGCTATCATGGCGGCTGCGGTCAACCTCGGCGGGCCAAAAGCTACCAACTTCACGAACTCGTCTGAGCTGGACTTTGAGGAGCTGTGCACGATCTACGCCATACGGGACTACCTTGTTTCCGGTGGGTACTCGGCACCGCAGGCCAACGCCCTTGAGGGGTTGCTGCGCCCTGCCTTCTCCTATATCTCCACGCTCGCGGCTTCTGCGCGCAACAAAGGATGTGCATGATTCACACGACAACAGACGACATTCAGAACGCCAGCGGGGTGGCAGGGGTAACCCTGTCAGACGCCTTGGAAAACATGACGGGTATGGACCCGGCAGACATGACGGGTATGGACCCGGCAGACAAGGCCAAGCTAGACGGCATCCAAGCGGGCGCTACTGCGAACGCTTCGGACGCAGCCTTGCGAGACCGTGATACCCATACCGGCACACAGCTTGCGGCGACGATCAGCGACCTGTTTGCAGCCATAACCGCGATGCTGCAAGCGGGCAGCAATGTGACCATCACCCCGAGTGGCGGGCAACTGGTCATCGCCAGTACCGGCGCTGGGGGCGGAGATGCGCCCTCTGGCCCCGCCGGGGGCGTGCTTAGCGGCACGTACCCAGACCCTGGGTTTGCCGTGGACATGGCTACACAGGCTGAACTAGCCTCCGGGCTGGCGGGCAAGGTGGACACTGTGGCAGGTAAGGGCCTCAGCACCGAGGACTACACAACCACGGAGAAGGCTAAGCTAGCTGGTATCGCCTCCGGGGCGACGGCGAACGCGCCTGACGCTACGCTGCTGGCCAGGACTAACCACACAGGCACGCAGGCCATCAGCACCGTCGCAGGGCTTCAGACCGCGCTAGACGCGAAGCTGGCCGCGACTGATCCTGTTATCGCCTCTGGCACTGTGCAGGAGGATGTGTTCACCATCACCGACGCGGCAGGCGCTGTAATCTCCCCGGCGAACGGCAGCATCCAGACATGGACACTAGGCGCGAATCGCACCCCTACCGCTGGAACGTGGCTCGCGGGGCAGGGAATTCTGCTGATGGTGGATGGTGGCACTTCCTACACTATCACGTGGACTTCGCTCCCTGTGACTTGGCTGACCGGCGATGGCAATGCTCCTACTCTCAAGACCACTGGCTACACAGCCATTGTTCTGTGGAAAGTAGGTTCTACGATCTACGGGAAGTGAGGCCAAGATGTTCACTTGGCAGAAACTACTTATGCAGGAAGTGGTGGCTTCGAGTGCTACCGCTGGGCAGGTCGTCCTTCTCACTGGTACTACTTCTTGGACTGTACCGGCGGGGGTTACCGGCATTTCCGTAGTGGCGGTGCAGGGCGGCAGCACGCCTATTGCCACAGCCGGTGCCGTGACTGTCACGGTGAATTCCGTCATCGTTTGCCGCGCACAGAACGGCGCTCGGGTGGGTGACGGCGGCGGTGAGGGTGGACTCCCAGGCCCAGGCTACTATGACGGCGAGTTCTACTTGCCTGGTTCTGGCGGTGGGGCTGCTGGCTACAGCGGTAATGGAGGGCGGGGCGGCGGCTACGATACGTCAGCAACCAACGGCAATGGTGGCGGGGGTGGCGGTGGGAATGCTGCTCCTTTCGGTGCAATCTACGGATATGACGGGGGCGGAGTTGGTCTGCTTGGCCAGGGCAGTAACGGAGCCGTCACAGGAACCGACGGTAATCCGGGGAGTAATGGAACAGGAAAAACATATGGTGGCGGTTTGCGGATTGCCCCTTACGACTATCCGTGGTTGGATGGTGGCCGGGGCGGGGCTCTTGCCTATAAGAACAATATCGCTGTCACACCTGGGCAAACCATCACCCTGTCGATACCTGCGACGCTCACCGCCAAGGGCGGTGCAGCAGGCGCTGCGGCAGTTCGCATTATCTGGGGAGCTGGCCGCAGCTTCCCATCAACAAACACAGGAGACATGTAAATGAAGTTAGAAACCATCCCTGACTCGGTGGTAGCGATGCCGCCCGTAGGGGTGGTTGCTGCCTCCATCTTCGGTGTACCCATCCAAACATGGGTACTCTGGCTTAACCTATTCTACATCGTACTGGCCGTTGGCTGGAAGCTGTGGAGCATCTTTAAGGAGTACCGTAATGGCAGCAAGTGACGCTACCCTCAAGGCCCTGCACGCAGTCCTTGCGGAGCAGCTACTGGACATTATCCAGAACGGCGTGCCTGTGTTCGACAAAGAAGGCAACGAGGCCGGGACTCGCAAGGCTACAGCAGCCGAGCTGGCCGTGGCTGTGACGTTCCTCAAGAACAACGAGATTACCGCGAACCTGGACGACACCGACGCCACCAAGGCCCTCCGTGAGGCACTTGAGCAGCGGCGTAAGAAGGCCAAGCCTGTTATGCCGGATTTCCTGTCTGACGGCGGGGTACACTGATGGCACGGGAGAGCGCCAACGAGGCGCTTATCCGGTGGCAGAAGCTGCACCTCCTGCAAGATCACTACAGCGAGTTCATCCCCTTCCTGCATGATGTGATGGCCTTGCTTGGGTTCTCTGTCTCGGAGATTCAGGAGGACATTGCCAAGTTCATCGCCTACGGCCCGCACTACTTGATGGTGAAGGCGCAGCGTGGGCAGGCCAAGACCTCGATTGCGGCGGCCTACGCCGTGTGGTGCCTTATCCACAACCCACGCTTCCGCGTGCTGATCTTCTCCGCAGGCGGCGGGCAGGCATCCGACATTTCGACGCTTATCATCCGGGTCATCATGACTATGGACGAGTTGGAGTGTCTGCGCCCTGACATTCGCAACGGTGACCGTAGCTCTGTCGAACACTTCGACGTACACTACACGCTCAAGGGCGTGGACAAGTCCCCGTCTGTCAAGTGCTTGGGCATTACCGCCAACTTGCAGGGTAACCGCGCCGACCTAATCCTAGCCGATGACGTTGAATCCGCGAAGAACTCTGCCACAGCGGTGATGCGTGCCCAGCTTCTGCACTTGACCCTTGACTTTACCTCTATCTGCTCGACTGGCCGGATCATCTGGCTTGGCACGCCCCAGTCTCAGGAGTCCATCTACGGCACCCTGCCGGGGCGGGGCGTTACTGTCCGGGTATGGCCCGGTCGTTACCCTACCCCAGCGCAGATGGAGAACTACGGCGACGAACTCGCCCCCATGCTCAAGCGCCGGCTGGAGCGTGACCCGTCCCTGATGTTCGGAGGCGGTATCACTGGCGACCAAGGCCAGCCCATCGAGCAGGAAGGCACTGGCTGGCTGGATGAAGCCAACCTGCAACAGAAGGAGCTTGACCAAGGCGAAAGCTGGTTCCAACTCCAGCACATGCTGAACACCAAGCTCGCTGATGCCCTGCGATTCCCCATCAAGCTCAACCGCTGCGTCGTGTTGGACATTGCGGACAAGGCCCCACTGGTGGTCACGCGCTCCGCTAACCCCGGAGACTGCGAAGACTATACCTGCCACGGCTTTAGCTTCAAGCTGCGGCGTGCTTCTCTATCCGCCGAAGTTGCCAGCCTCGTCCAGATCGTTGCCTACGTTGACCCTGCCGGTGGTGGTATCAACGCCGACGAGACAGCCTACGCCGTGACAGCCTTCATGAACGGTAACGTGTTCCTGCTTGAGGTTGGTGGTGTGCCCGGTGGCTACGACAAGGACAACCTCATGGCCCTGGCCAAGCGGTTGGCTAAGTGGAAGCCCAACAGCGTGGTGATCGAGAAGAACATGGGCTTCGGTGCATTCCGCGAAGTGTTCGTGCCAGTCCTGCATGCTGTGCATAAGTGCGCAGTGGAGGATGACCTTGTGACTGGGCAGAAGGAGAAGCGTATCATCGCTACTCTGGAGCCCGTGATTGGCCGTGGTGCGTTGATCGTTACCACCCATGCCATCGAACAGGACAAGCTGGACTGCGCCCGCTACTCCCCAAAGGATCGGCAGGTGTACTCCTTGTTCTTCCAACTAACCAAGCTCACACCCGAGCGCGGTGCCCTCGTCCACGACGACCGGGCTGACGCGCTGGAAGGTGCTGTGCGCTACTGGCAGAAGTACCTAGCCGTTGACCAAGAACGACTGGCTACCCAAGAGCGT